ACCATCCTCCGAGTATTGTGTGCTTATATTTATCAGGACGGCGTTCTTTTATCGTTTTTATTTGATTTAAGAAACTTTCTGATAGGTTTGATATATTATCCTTATATGTTGTATGGATATACGTTGTATCGCCTTTAACCGTGTTGACCCCTGCTTCAACTCCTTTCGATTCAAAAAACTTTTGATAAATAAAATGTTCTTTGGTAGCAGGGTTAAGGATAAGTATTACCCTGTTTTGTTTTTCCTTATGTCGAATAGAATAATCTATTTTGTCAAATACATCTTCATCGGTTAACTCTTCGGCCTCATCTAAAATCCATGTAGTTACACCTGCTAATGATTTTAAGTTAGCTGTTTGGGTTCCGCTCGATGTCTTAATACCTTTGAATAGTATCTTACTTCCTGTCCTTAGATTTATTATTTCATCCTTAGTAATATGGAAGTCTTTGTGTTTGTCTAGTATATCAATCTTATCAATAAATTCAGGTATAATAGAGATGTGAGCAGAAGTAAGGGTATAACGTGTAAATAAAATAACGTGGTTCGATTCGTAGGTAAGGAGCAGTAGAAGTAAATTAATAGAATATGACTTACCACTACCCCGACCACCTGTAATAATAAAGTATCTAGAATCATTTGCAAATGTTTTATATTTCGGGTTCAGTATTACCAAAACTGATCAGGTCTTTTAGATTAACATTAGTGTTTTTATTTTCACTTTCAACATATTGCATTGATAGTTTTTTTAATTCATCAGGAGTTGCTATCAATTTCATCAAAGCCATTTGTAAGGCAGGAGCATTTGACTTGTACCATTTTGAACGCATTGAAACTTTTAATTCGGTGCGGTTTAAATTTAATAATTCTTTTAGCTCCTCCGATTTTTCCATTTCCCACAAATAAAATGTACTTGAAGAAATAGGAAGGAAAGCAATAATATCATCTAAAAAAAATAGTTTATGTTTAACTATCATTTCCTTTGCTTGTTCAAATATCTTTTGTTTATCGTATGCCATTATCTAATATTTTTGGTGCAATATTACTCCAATTAATTCTATGATGCCACAACGCACCTCTTTTTGTATTATGTCTATTTATAGTTAATTTAGCATTATTTGGGTCTTGCAATATGCTTCCAAAAGACTTCCTATAACTTCTATCGGTTGCATAAATATGTTTCGTGTTACCGTCTATTTTATCCATTTCAGCAGTTTGCGCTCCACTTCTTAAAATAGTTGCTAAACCAAAATTTGCAATACCTCTTTGCCATTTACCAATAGAAAAATTGACGTCTTCGTTTAATATCATATTTAGATCCGACAACTGCCATCTAAAATCCATTATCCAAATTTGCATTATATTTTTTTTAGTATTTGGCATTGCTCCGCCACTGTAACCTCCAAATATAATTTTTGTTTCTAATGTAATTTCGTGTAACTTTTCAATAACGCAAATTAACTTTTCTCTATTGTAAGTGTTTATTGGTTTACTCGCCACTATCCCACCATAATCATCATCTAAACAAACACTAATGTCGCCGCTTTTTTTAGCTTCAAATATACTCGCAACTCTTCCAACTGCTGCACCGTTTTCTATGTTAGTTCCACAAAAATCTACATAAGACTTGCATAATTCAGTATCGTAAACAATTGCTTTGTCTTTATAACTCTCTGCTAATTTTATATAAACGTCAGGAATCAAAACTTTATAATCAAAACCTCGTTTCTCTAAATATCTAACGGTTTTATTATGTTTCTTTTCTTGAATACTTAATACATAAAAAATCATAATTCAAAAACGTTTTCTGACAATTCAATAAAACCTCGTTCTAATGCTTCTTTAGGTGCTAAAATAACTAATCCTAAATCTTTAAAAACCTCTTGAACTTCTTTGTTTTCTTTAGAGTAATAATCGGCTATTTTTTGAAAATTAAAATCAGTAAAAAATGAAGCTCTTGCTTTTAATATTTCTTTTAAACTTTTGTCTATTTTTAATAATTCAATTTTTTTTATTAAATCTTTTGTTTTATCTAAGTTTGCCAATTCACTTATTTCTGGTTGTATTTCTGACGGTGTATAAAAAGGAATTTCAATATCGAATAAATCCTGTTCGTTCAACTCTTTTTTTGTTGGCATATCCAATCCCCAAGCATCTAACTGCTCAATATCCCATTCATTCTCTAACATTTCAAAGTCCCATTCTCCACCGCTTGTATTATCTTTAATTAAAAACTCTCGTTGTTGTTCCTCTGTAAGATTGTCAGCAATAATAATCGGTACTTCTTTTAATCCTGCTTCTTTACACGCTTTAAACCGCATATTACCACCTAAAATAATCATATCTTTATTGACTACTATAGGTCTAATATCTAACATTTCTGGAAAGTCTTTAATCGACTGCACTAACTTTGTAAACTTATCGTCCTTAATTAATCGTGGATTGTTAGGATTTAATTTAACATCCGATATTTTTGTTTTTATTATATTCATCCTAAAAATCCGCCTTGACCTTCTGGAAAAGACTCTTTGTTATACTCATTAAAAACTATTCTTACTTTGCGTAACATGTCGTTTAAACAACTAGCACATGAAGTTGGTCGTTCGTTTGTTTTAAAGACTCTATTGTAAACCTTTAAAAATTCAATTTGTTGACTTGGTTTAATCTTAACAGAAATTTGAGGTAATAGTTCTTCCAATAGCTTATATTCAGGTTCTGTTAAGCATTCAGGTGTTTTGTAAGGGAATAACTTGTTAAGTACTTCTTTACGTTTATCACAGCCACAATCTTCTCCAGCAATAAATTTAACAGCTTTGTCAATTCCTGTTGCTTCAGTAAACTTAGCTACTGTATCTCCAAAACCTTTTGATCTTTTTGCCATATTTTTAGTTTTCTTTTACATTTTTTAATAGTGTGAAAAATCGAGGTCAAACTTATTTTAGTTTCCTTCTCTAATTCACGCATACTTTTTCCGCTTCGTAAATATAATAAAAATAGTTGTTGATCAAACCATTCCCATGTTTTTATTTCATCTTCAACGCTTTGGTAATATAACTCTATTTCGTATGTTTTGTTGTTTTCGTCCTCTGATAAGTCAACCATAAGGTCAATGTCTACTGTTGAAACATTACGCTTGCATGAGTCATAAAAAGAGTTGCGTAGCATTATCCAAATGAATGACTTGGTTACTACTTGACCTTTGCCGTATTTGTGAAAACGAATGTACATATCTTGCACTATGTCCTCAGCATCGGTCTTAGCTCCAAAGCGTTTAACAATTCGTACCCATTCGTCGTGATACTGCGCAATCTCTTTTAAATTCATGGGGTTAAAGATAACAAAAAAACCCTTACAACAATTGCTGCAAGGGTAGTAAACTATTTCTTTGATAAATCTTCTGCGTATTTAACTATAAAATCTTTTTTTAGTTTTTCGATGTCTTCAGGTCTATAAAAACTATCAGGGTGTTCAGAGTTTCTTGTTCCATCAGCACGATAAAACTTAACGATACCATTAGGACATATAACTGCAATTTCTCTGTTCATTACTCTTTTATAAACGTTCCTCCTTCGGTTTTGCCTTTTCGGTATTCAATAACTTTGAAGGCACGTTTTGCACAATCTTCTAATGAGTAGCCCATTTGATTTGCTAATATAACAAGTGTGATGTAAGTATCTCCTAGTGCATCTATTGTTTCTGAAATATCTCGCTTTAGTATTGCTGAAGATAGCTCTCCAACCTCTTCCATGACCTTAGCAAGTTGTTGAAACTTATTGTCGGGGTTGTCTAACTTACGAGCCTTAGCCCAATTTATTATTTCTCTTTCCATTCTTGTAAATATAAATCGATTAAATACTTTGTCTTTTGTAAATCCTGTACAAAGTTACCTTTTTTTCTGCATCTTACAAGACGTTTAACCAAATCAAATTCATATGCATTTAGTCCGTGGTCTTCTGCAAACTTGTACAAGCTACCTTTTTCATTATTGTAATAACTTGGCGCGTTATCGGTCACTACTTCAAAGTACTTTTCAATCGTGTCAAATTGATGGTCTTGCCCTTTGTCGTTTATTACCCAAATGTAGCTCTTTGTTTGCCCTACAACTTCGTAGACTTTACCGTACGTAAAATTAGCAAAGTATTTTTCTATACATCTTAATTTCATAAATTATACATTTTTGATATTTCTTCATTGATACCGTAATCAATTAGGTATCTTTTACCATTTAGTTCTCCCCAATTAGCTTTGTTGTAAAGGTCGCACATATCAATATCAAGCTCTTTAATAGCTTCTTTT